GTGAGTACAAACATATTGAGAAAGGGTTTGCGTACAATCTTCGCAAAATCATCGTATGCTTTAGAGGTTGGTTTGATTGTTTTTGAAGTCAAAATATAATGTCCTTTGTCAGCCCACATATACATTTTCGTCATTTGCATCATTCGTAGGAAGTATTTTTCGTTCGCTTGATATTCTTTGGACAACATCTTTTGATACAGTTTGATACAGTAAAAAGAAGTATTTAATTTGAATCAATTTTATTTTAATTTAAAACGGACAATCCTTTTGTATCTTTGGTTCGTTCATCTTTGACAATACGACTCGTGGTGTTATCCACAATGACTTCTTGAATATTTAAATAATCAATAGGAACAATGGGGAATTTACATTTTTTGTGGTGCAAACGCTTAAGCATCTTGTACTTGCTTTCAACACAAGTTATCTCGTACCCGCATTTGCACTTGGAATGCATTTGGAGCGGTTGAAACACGAATTTAGGCATTTTGATACATTTCAAATACTTTGTTGGTTTGTTTCAATTTTATTTTTGAATCACATCGGCGTGATTAAAAATAAAATTGATTCGGGTTAGCTATCCTTTTCTTTGCATCTAACTAAAAATGGCGATTTCTAGTCTTCAGCTCAAAACACTCCTGAAACTCTGTATCGCCGACAAGTCTAGAAATGAAATTGTCTTTACCTTTATTCAATCACACTCGGTTATTGGATGGTTGAACAAGGCAGAAATCACACAGGAAATGAAACGGTGGAAGAAACTGCGAAAGGACGGCAAACTCAAAGTGTACAAAGAAAACAATCAAACGGTTCTGATTCAAGGAAAAGAATGGTATATGATATGTTTGACAGCGGATACTGGTTTTGATCCGATCGCACTGCTTGGACTAGACGACAAACAGATTTTGATGAGTGGTTTCTGCTATTTCTTCAAACACGAAGCCAATCGGGATATGACTGCAAACTACATCGGCTTTAATCATTCTTCAGAATAAATGCTTGCTTCTCACTCAAAATCACCTTTGGATAAGACTTAACTACTGTGATCCATCTTGAATTAATTTTTTTTAACTTTTTGATTTGTTCCTTGTCCATTCCAAGGTAAGAATCACAGATATATTTTAGGTTTCTTCCACCGATGGTCGTTGGAAAAAAAGTGAGAGAAGTCGCCTCGTTCAAAATCATCTTGGTTTGATTTCCACCAGCGGACACGTGAAAGGTCATCGCCACTGAAATGTTAAAATGACGACCTGTTTGGAGCATATTGTTCAAGTATGTCCATACCACAGCTTTTGTTTTTTTATCAGAAATATTATCTACATCATCAAAGATCACTAAAGAATTTGTAAAATCAGCAGTAGGAATGACAGCATCATTGATAAATGCCTCATCTAATTTGATACGCTTGATTCCTTTGATTTTGTCTAAACCTCCCTTGTCTGATTCTAAAGAGGAAAACACATACATATTATTTTTTGGATGTAACGTTTTGTAATTTTGAGCATACATTTGCACGTAATAACTCTTACCTGATCCAGATTGACCAAAAATATATAAAACATCACGTTCTTTAGATACATTTGGTGTAGGCTCAAATTTTTCGTTTGCGTCTAAAGTCATTTCATTTTCTCCGCTTTTTGCGGAATCACTTAAACACAAAACAGACTCTGCTTTTTTACCTTTTCTTACTATAGCAAGAACGTCTCCTTTATTTTCGTAAGTCAACCGAAATCCTGACATTACATATAAGGATATATTATTATTTAGATTTTTATCACTAAAAATATTTTCTTGCGTCCTGATTGACGATTTTAAAGAGTTTGTCTCGGATGTGTTGTATCAGTTCAAATTTCTTTTTCGTAGTAGTCGCCTTGTCCAGCTCCTTGCTTAAATCTACTTGTGTATAGCTGAGGTCTTGTTTGATAATTTGCAGATCTCCATTCAAATCACTCATTTTTGGCTTCCTGAAGGTTTGGTCTCGTAGCACAAGTAATAGTTGTAGGTCAGCACGTGCCTTATTCAAGATTCCGACTTCTGAGTTAAAATAGTCAATAAGTTTTTGAGTTGGTTTCAACAGGAATTCACGCTTCAGAGCTTTGTAATAATTACCCTCAGAAACGAGTTCCTTGTAATCCTCTTTGATACCATCTATCATCTCTTTTTTAGAAGGTTTTGGTGAGTTTTCGTGACTACCCATTTGGAAATAGTAATTGTCTGTAATATCTACAAAAGATCCATTCAAAAGATAGATTTCGTCCAATTTGATGGTAGATTTCATCATTAAACATTCTGCAAAAGTATAGCCACTCTTTGTACCTTTCATCATATCCTTGTACGTCCAACGGATAGGTTCGCCATCAATCTCACCGCATTTAAAATCCACAATAAACACGTTAGGGTTTTTCTTGGCTTGTTGGAAGACCTTTTTGAAATGTTGATAGATTTTAGGGAGTACATTCTCTTTTGCACCAAAATGACTTTCCAAATCGTAATCTGAATTATACAAAATCTCTCGCTTGTTACTGCTTCCAATGAGGTTTATTTCTCTACCAATATTGAGTTTGTAGAATTCTTTGGTTAAATTCTGATTCAGATCAGACACCTTTTTCATATACTATAATAGAATAAAATAATCTAACGTGGAAAGAAGGCAAATTCGGGCATTATCTTAATCCTATCCATTTTTGCAACATACTTATCTAAACGACTTGCAGACCTTTTCATTTCTGCATTTTTTGTCGCATACTTTTTTTGGAGGACACCGTAATTAATTTTTTGTTCCTCTGTTAATCCATCTTTTTTTAATTTTGTTTCATATTTCGCCATTGAAGCTTCATAATGAAGGAGTTTTTCTCTTGCGGGTTGAAATTTTGAATCCCGTTCATCCAAAAAAGTTTCCTCAATCTTGTTATATTCAGCGACTAGTTTATCCACTCTTGTATCAAATTCTGTTTGTTTTTCTCGTTCCGTCTTTGTCAACGCTTCTTGATACACATTGAAGGGTTGTTTTGGATCTTGAATGGTTGAACTCGTGCGTTCTTGCGTTCTACGTATAGGTCTTCTTATCGTTTTGTCTGGCTGAGTTTCTTCTACAAATCCTTCTATCAGTTGTGTTGAGAAGTTTGGTAAATGAATCAAATTTGGATTCACAAAGTTCGCAATACTACGGGACACAAGAGCAGTAAATCTGTTGAAATTTTTGTCAATGACCGATACAAACTTGTCAATATTCGCCGCTTTTGCACCTTCCGAAAACCTTTCCAAGTAATCGTCTTTTAACTCACGAAACCTTTTTTGTGAATCCCCCACTTTATCCGCAATTTCCTCTAAATCTGACTGTAAAAATTTCTTGTAGTTAGGTAGAATCTTACCGTTGTACTCTGCGATGAGTTTGATAAGAAGAACATTGATTTTGGACAAGGTGGAGACTACGAATTCGTTTCCTGTCGCAACCGCAAGACTGTTTGGTCGTTTTGCTTTTGGTGCGGTTTCTTCAGGTTCAGCCAGTGCTTCGGGTGCATTTTCGGGTAAAGTCAATATCCAAGTTTGTAATGCATTATAGATTTTAAGCATTCCGCCCTCTTCACCATCAATCTCATTTAATTTGTCCACATCCCTTTGATCTAGTTCACCAAATGCGGTATCCATACCATCTATAACATCCTCATTTGTAATTTCTCCCATCCGATATTGACCCAGTAAATCTTCTACTTTTGGTAAAAAAACACGAAGAAGTTTCTTTAAAGTCCTTGAAGCTCCACCAACACTTGATAAAGCACTCTTTAAATTGACCATTATTGACGAATTCTCTGGAAGGTCAGGTAAAACACCACCCGTCATTCTTGGATTCCTGTAGTGTGCTGTTCCATTACAATACGATGAATTAAAACAACATCGTTTACCACCTGAATAACCTGCTCCCGTTCTTGCTTTTTTATTTTTTGCACCTTTAGGTCTTCCAACAGTTCCCGCTGGATCACTCGTGATTTTAGGAACAACGGTTTCCAATTCCAAAAACATATTATCCAATTGTTCTAAACTTGTGAGAATGTCATACTTGAAGGTTTCAATTGTACCTTTACCCGCAGATTTATAAGCAATATGTTTCTCATCACGAATCGCATCATTACGATTTTGTGAATTAGGGTCAGTTCTCACGATTTGCTTCCGTAAAGCCCGACTTACAGCAAATAAAGAGTTCGGATCTTGGATAAGTGTGTTATCCCTCGTCATTATACATATAAGATATAAATAATTTTCATTTCTTTCCCTTTCTCTTTCCACCTGAAAATAATCGGTCTAGAACCGCATTGTCAGCAGAGTCTTCTTCTTCTATAGACTCAACATCCTTTACAATAGGGACGTAGATGGTTTTTAGATGATTTTCACCAATGGAAAGAGTATCGGGATGAAACCGAAGGTCAGGAAGAGGCATTCCACGATGGTATTGAACTTTATCAAATTTATCCACAGTATCTTGCATATAGTGTGAACCGCCTAAAAGTTCAGCTCCCATCCCTGAAAGAATCATTGGTTCAACAAAGGGATTGTGAGCGGCGGATCTACGTGTAATAGCGTCTTCATACGAGGCGATGTATTGACGGTGTGGCGTGGTTCTCTCAGTTTGCCGAATCATTATAGTATAGAACTATAATAATTTTGGAACTATTTATTAAAAGGTTCGGAAACGTAGTTCAACGGATGTGTTTCGCTAACCGACCTCCCGAGACCACTCCACCCGACACCACACCACCGACACCCATATGCATTTTCCCCTGATAAGCAGAGTTGTTTCGGCGATGCATCATCAGAGCAGGGTTGTTGAACCGAGACATCTGATGACGACGACCACCAATCAGGCGTTCATATTCGGACTGCATCATTATAGAGGCAGGAGCAGTGTTCATTTTGGTGTTGAGTACAACTTCCTTGTTTAGGATGCCCACCTCCGACGAGCAGACACCCGCTTGACACGTAAAAATACCCGAGTTCACGGTAGTGGTCATTATCTCCACAGGATAGGTTGGAGCAAGTACGGCATACCCGTAATTACACTCCAAAGTGAGTTGAATTTGCAGATTAAAGCTTCCGCTACTTGAATTACTTAAGAACTCAGGCAACGAAAGATCTTTTGTCGGATCTATTACCAAAATAGAGCCAGTTGTACCCACCATTTCGTTACTATCAACTCCGTTTCGGGAAGCCATACCCGACCATTCAAAAAAGTTCTGCGATGAACCGTTACGGCGAGACAATTTGTAGATATCCGTAAGCGAAGCAGACGAAATCAGACCACTTGCCGAATTGAACAGAATGGTCGCACTACGAATGGTGTAGAACGAGTCCGAGTTTCCGTACGACTGCTGAGACATTGGAATTCGTGCAACAACCACAATCTTGTCAGGAATGAGTGACAACTGAAGATTGGATGTGATGACTTGAGTCGTAGGAGGAGCGAAAGGATTAGGATTTCCACCCCCAACAGGGACAAATCGGGAGATAGCAGGGGACTGCGAACCCTGAAGGGTCAGATACCGAGGAGTCTCAGTATAGCTCACACTATTACGACTGGAACTGAGTTTAAGCACCTGCGAAGGCTGAAGGGTAAGGAAACGTCCAAGCAACTGTGTATTGGAGAAACCCGCATTGACCGCATTAATCGCATCTGCACCATTTGGAGCAGTTTGACCCGTAGTTCCAAGAACAATGGATGAAATAAACTTAGGGGTGTAGTATCCTTGAGGAGAAACCGCAAGAGCATCCACACCAAGAACCCGAGCCGTTCGGAAGAATCGTCGGCAATTGGTATCTACATTGATATTGAGCGAGATCTGGTTAATTCCGTACAATCCCGCACTTGTTCCCGAAGCATTGTTCACGAAGGGACTGAGGGTCATCAGAGGTTCAACCAATCTTACCTGACACTCAATCACGGCACGAGTAGCAGTCGCAACCTTTTTGTGTGTGTTAGAATCAGCAATCTGAACATTACCAGCGAACTGGACAATGGAAAACCGAGCAGGAAGACAACCACGACCAAAATAAACGGCATCCAAAGAAGACTGAAGTATGTTTCCAAGCGGGTTATTGGAAGCACTGTAAACGCCTCCAGCCACACCATCTTCATACGAGGCGTAGTAGAAATCGGGGAGGGCAGCCGTAGAGGTGTTGGTTTCTGAGATAAGGGGGGCATCGTTCAGGCGTAAAAGAACTGCTAAAGTATCCTGCGTCTGCGAATTCACGGACACGTTGTTGATTGTTCCTGAAACGGTCGTAATCAGACTGTTCAGAGGGTACGAACCGAAGGCTTCCGTAGATCCGTAGTCAAAAAAGACTCCATCATCAGCAAGAGCTACAAAAGCATCTCCCGAGACATTGATGGTGAAATTCACATCAGAACTCAAGAGCATATTACGATCCAAAACGACCTCTTGCGATGGAATCTGTGCATTAAAGGTAATGTTAGACGTGCTTACTGACGTGGCGGCGAATTGTTGGTAATTTTCCTGTCCTGAAGATTGAACAGCGAAAGTGACCTCATCTGTAATTTGACTGATGATATTGTCTTCAACAAGCACGGAGTGGAAATTAGAACTCATTATACTTTACCAAGATATATTTTTTGTCCAATTATTATTTATTTGACATCGCCGATTTTAGCTCAAAAAGCATTTTAATACAAATGGTTGTATTGGAAGACAGTAAAAAGGGATTCAAACCCCCTAAACGATCTCGCCAAAATAACTCTAAATCAATGGAAGTCAAAGGGGTTGAACCGTATAGTTGAAGTCTCCTATATTCGGAGGTCGGGACGTAATACAAAAAGTTCTTGTAGAGTCCTTCCGTGGAATAATCCGTCAAAATCGGGATGGCTAGAGTATTGTTGTTGTTGTTCACTGGAATACTATTTTGTGCGTTCGCTATATCATTGGCGGTCAAAGTTCCTGAAGTATTGTTTGGAATGACGGGCAGAGAGGTAGAAGTGAGGACAATCGCCGTAATTGGATTCCATTGTTGTACGGTAGGAATCTCTTGATAGAGGGTATAGCACGGATATTGAACAATCGGTGACCCTGCAGGTAAAACAGGGGGATAAAGTCCTAAATTTATCTCGGCAAACAAATTGGTCTGTAGTTCAAAGTTCTTACCAGTGGATGAAGTCAAATTGGTAATGAACAAAGGAAAACTGCTAAACAAATTGGCGGTAGCAGAATTGAAAAAGATTCCAATAGATCCAGCTGTATCACCATTATAGGCAGTATTGTCTGCAAAAATAATAGCGGTTTGATTGGTCGTATCATACGTCATCACGGGTGCGTGAACAGTAGGAAGAACACCAACACCAACAAGAGTGCTTAATCCATCAAAGGCTTCTTTAAAGGTCTTGTTAAACAAATAAGGAACATATGAATAATTGTAAGCGTCGTAGTACTGATTGGAATTATTTTGAAGACCTCCATTTTGTGACGGTGGAGGAGGTGTCGGAATCGCAGTATTTTGTGATTCATATTCAAGAAATGCTTGAAACGCTTGACCTGCAAAGGTTAAGGTAATGGAATACACGCTTAAATTAGGTTGATTCTGATTGGGTTGAATCACGCATCGCCAAACGGGCAAACTTTGAGTATCCGCTGTAAGCTTTAGGATAGTCATCCAATAGTCCGATGGATTATCAAGGAATGCTTGATTACGTGCTTCGCTATATCTAGCAGGTATAGGACGAACGTTTTGATTAGAGATATTACTCATTATCACATCGTAATAGAGTTTTTCTTGTGGAAGATTCATTATACTACCACAATAAATAATTTATATCTAAAAATTTTTATATGTTCTATTATTATATGTCGTCCCTACAAGCATTCTACGCTGGAGCTTTCAGTTCTGCTGAATTGACGACTACCCTTGCTCAAGTCTTGACCGATGGTAATGTCGCCTCAAAAGCGATTGATATGGCGACCTTTGATCTGCAAAATGTAGGAAGTGCTACTGTGGGTACTGTTTCCGCTGGTGTTGTTGTTTCCTCAGGTGCTATAACTGGTGCGAGTATGGCTACACAAACATTGAATGCTTCTTCAAATATTACTACATCAGGTAGTATTATTCTAACTAATGGAACTAAATCAATTTCTAATAATGACGGTCCTTTAATTTTAGGCACTTCGACCGTTTCTTCGTGCGTTGTGAATGGAGGAATACAAATGCAAAATAATTGCACCGTGAAAGGAGTATTAAAAATTGAAGATTCACCATTAAACTGTAATTATCTATCTTATAGCGTAAATAATACTAATCCTTCGGTTGTTGGTTATAAATTAGGTGAGAATTACGTTGTTTTATCCGTTGCGATGAATAACAGTTCTGTAGAAACGCTACTTTATCAATCACCTCTTGTTGTTCCTCTTGGTGTGTGGTTGATTACTACCCGTGTTGGTTTTTCATCTACTGATGCGGAAACTAGCGATTGTAGTATTTTTTTCAGTTGTGGATATACTCAGGGTGAAATACCAACATCAAATACTCAAGCAGGAATTCGTAACAATTTAGGATATGTCAATTTTTCAAGTGTGTTTCAAAGTATTACTAATCTTCAATCGCCAACATTTGTTTATCAATCTAATATTGCAAATTGCACTGTTGGTGATATTTCTTATCATTTGACTAGAATCGGTTAAATAGTTTTTTATTACTATTTAGTTTTTTATTATATTTTAATGATTATTACATGTAATAATCATTAAATTATCAAATAATTAGAATCGGTTAAATAGTTTTTTATTACTATTTAGTTTTTTATTATATTTTAATGATTATTACATGTAATAATCATTAAATTATCAAATAATTAGATTTCTAAAATTATATTATTATAAATATTGGATTTTTTTATTATATTTTAATGATTATTACATGTAATAATCATTAAATTATCAAATAATTAGATTTCTAAAATTATATTATTATAAATATTGGATTTTTACATTTAGATTTTTAATAATCTAGATTTAATAAGTAATAATTTATAAATTCTTACTCAAAGATTACTCTTCTATTAGATTTCTTAGATTTCTTTGGTAAAAATCAATCTCCTATAAGGAAATTATTGGATATTATAAGGAACTATTTTCCTTGGAACGATTGAGAGAACTTTTGCAAAAGAACTAGTACAGAATCAAGTTCAATTGTTTTGTTTATTATTTAGAAGAAAATCTAAATAAAAAATAATCAGTTAGTGTAATAGAATGAGTGTATCCATCATTGACGAAGCTTTAAGAAGGGTTGATTTTGAAATAATGGATAATGACCGAGACAAATTTTACTTCTATATTTTTACAAACCATTACAAGTGCGAATATCCGTATGATGTTGAAATGTATAAGACACCAAGATATTTCAAATTTTTACATCAAATAGTTGTCCCTTATCTCTAAACGATGATGGACAAATCTTTTATAGGTATAAATATGTGATCCCTTGTAGCTCTGTCTTCGTATCGTGTGTATTGTGACACTTCATACTGTTTGAATCGTTCCTCATCATACTCAATGTAAGCAAGACAATCTGTGTATTTAAAAAGAAGAATGGAATTAGGTTTGCACTTGTTTCGTGTAGTCATTGTGGTAGGATATTGATTCATTTTATTGGTTCGTGTTTTGAGTTCGTAATTGTAGGTTTCGTCCTTGAAATCAAATTCATTATACTTGTCTTCCGTTGGTGTGATTTCTCGTTTGAAGAAATCTTTGATAATAGGAAGTATTTGTGCCTCAGACTGTTTTCCTATAGTATATCGTTGATTATATCCTGAACTGTACATTATATTTTCCCTAGGTTTTTATTTTGGATTTTTACCTAATAAAATATAATCTTAGAAATAAAAAATAGTATAGATATAATGGAAGCTAGAGTCGCTTATTACCAACGAAAGTTGAAAGAGATGTTGAGTAATGATGATTTTAACAAATATCTGCCTGATGCACCCGAGAACTTGATCACCTATAAAGAACTCAAGAAATACAGAACAATGGCTCAGTTATTAGAGAAAGAGTTTGATTACAAAATTCTTTTGATTGAAACACAGAGAAACTCGGGTCATTGGTGTGTTCTTGTCCGTCGTGGAGATACAGTCTTTTGGTGTGACTCGTACGGGATGTCTCCACACGAAGGTATCAATATTGTTCCAAAGTGTATTCGGAGAATGCTCGGTCAAGAGAATGATGAGGTCAAGCGTCTTTATAAGAGTGCGAGAGAAGAGGGATTCAAGGTTGAAGAGAATGATTTTGAATTTCAATCAGATACACCAAACGTAAATACGTGTGGTCGTTGGGTTATCTTTTTTATTCAATGTATCCGAGAAGGAATGAATTTTAGAGATATGGAAGCACTCATCAAAAAACAAGAAGCTAGAACAGGTAAACCTTCTGATTGTTTGGTAGTGGATTACTTCCCCTGAAGCGGTTTTGTACTGTGAGCGGTAAATGGATTGTACTTGAATGGATTGTAAGAAGTTTTGATAAGAAACTCTAAATAAGAAATTAATCCAAAGTAAGTGCCTTCTTTGCTTTATACCATTCTTTCTTTTTTTCTGATAAAGTTTCCTTATTTGCTTCTAAATATGCTTTCCGTGCCTCCTTATTTGCTTCATTGTATGCTTTCTGTTTTTCTAAAAATACTTCCTTATTTGCTTCGTAGTATGCTTTCTTTTTTTCTGATAAAGTTTCTTTATTAACTTCTCTCCATTCTGCTTTTGATCGCATTGGAATATTCTTATTCACACATTTATTTGTCTCAATATGAAATCGCTCACGAGCAGTCAGTTCGTCTTTACTTCCACAAGGAAAAAGTTCAATAAGAGTAATTTCATATTGACCTGTTTCAATTAGTTGAAAAGAAGTAATATAATTTTTTTTTCCTTCTTTCCAACTCTTACAAAGTCCTACGTGTCCCGCCAATCGCCTCGCTAAAGTAGGCTCGCAAGTTGAACCAATATAAGTTAGTTCTCCACTTGTGATCTTGTAAATCTTTCCATTTTGATAGTCAGGCATTCCTACTGTTTTCTACTGTTTTATCTTTATATTCAATTTTATTTCAATTACACAACCAAATTATTTCTTCAAAGGTTTTGTGCTGTGATAAGTGAGCGGATTGTACCTAAAAGGATTGTAAGAAGTCGGTTTAATGACCACATCACCTTTCTTTGTTTGTGTGAATAGACTGACGGGGTCTAATTCGGACTTGACCACCTTAACGTTCTTGTTTGACTTTCCTATTATCGCAGGATTGTAGGCAATCGCTTCTGACCCGATTAAATCCCGATCTGCTAAATCATTCACGATATGACCCGATTGTGAATGACCTATCACCGATACTTTTTGTTTTCCATATTTTGCATTTGTTTTTTTAAGTGTATCTTCACTGTTTTTGTAACGGTCAGTTTCAGAATGCAACCCGAAAGGAATCAAAAGGTTGTTAGACCAGTCTTTCATATTATCCGTCCCCGCTATAGCCACCACAGCCTCACCCTTGTCATTGGTATAAACCTTGTTACGACGTGTAGAAAGTTCATTGTCTATCTTGTATCCATTCACATCTTGTACTTCTCCTTTCTTCTTGTAAGAAGCCTCCACAAATTTACTCAATTCATCTGTTGAAATCGCTCCACCCTTGTATTTCTCGTTTGGTGTTCCAAAGACTAGAGTCATATCAGGATTTATTTTTTTAGATACAAATTTTGTTTGGAATTGTTGTTTTGGTACTACTCTTACACGAAAGGATGTTCCCGTTTCTCTCACATATTTCTTTGTATGTTTAAAATCTTCTTTTGCCTTCTTCAATGCTTCCTCTTTTGAACGATAGGCAGGTTTCTTCATTACGATAGCGTGAAGCACTAAATTACTCATTTATTTATTGTATATATTTTATCTTGAATATATATTTCCATTAGGGTTT